GAAAGAATCGAAACTGAGCTTGGTGTTCGCCTTGCTGAGCAAGCTGCTCCAACATTGGTTTCTGGCACTCCCTGGGAATAATAAATGTTTGAAATAGTAATTCCAGTAGGAGTTGCTTTGGCTACAGGTTTCTCAGTACTTATGACGCGGATCCACTCCCGCGTTCATGAGTTAGACCGTAGAGTAGATAAGTTTGAATTAAGAGTTGCTGAGGAGTATCTCACCAAGTCTGATTTTTCATCTGCACTAGATCGAGTGGAAACACATATGGTCCGTATTGAAAACAAACTGGATCGCTTGTCAACTGCAACCATTACTCTAGAAAAATGATTAAACTAATTCGTCCTATTGTCTTTGCTTTTCTACAATCTGAAGCTGTAAAAGAACTTGTTGTTGACCTATTGGCTGCATACGCTGAGCGTACTGACAATGAGGTTGACGACTATGCGGTCGATCTGATTCGACGGGAGCTAGGTGTTGGAAAGAGCGAATGAAGATAAATTCAATGAGTTGCATAACATCTTGACTGAAGAACTCCTCACTCGTATTAAATCGGGTGAGGCTAGTTCTCAAGATCTTAAAGCAGCTATTGATTGGCTAAAACAAAACGACATTACTGGTGTTGCTATTGAAGGTAACCCACTGTCTAAACTGGCTAATATTATGCCAGAAATTGATCCTGAAATGGTTCAACAGAGGCTGTATGGCTCGAAACTATAAAAAAGAATATGCTAACAGGAAAGAATACCTGAAAGCTTATCGTCGTAAAAACAAAAACAAAGATGCATCGCGTACTGCGGCTAGACGAAAACTAAAGTGTGGTAAAGGAAAGGAGATTGATCACAAGGATGGTAATCCTAAGAACAATAACCGATCTAATCTTAAGTGCGTAGCACGTAAGACAAACCGCGCTAAAGGCGCTCGTAAAACCAACGCTAAACGATGACACCTTTGTTTCCTAATCCTGATCACTACAAGTTTAACTTAATAGCAATGACGTCACCAGAAGCCAAGCGCCTATGGAGGCGCGCTATCAAGGAACACTTTGATTGTACATGTATTTACTGTGGAACTACACATGACATTAATGAACTTACTTTGGACCACGTTCATCCTCGCCATCTTGGCGGTAAGGACGACACCCAAAACCTCGTATGCTCCTGCGTACGCTGTAATCAGGAAAAGGGAACGAATAACTGGAAACAGTTCATGCAACGATATGGCAATCCCCTGAGGGAACAAATACTAGCAGATTACGTTTATGGATCTAATTAGAATTGAAAGTGTAAGAGGCAAAGAACGTCCTGTTTACAGTTTTACAACGAAAGAAGAGGCTATCGAATTTTCTACAAAATATGTAGCTAAACACGGTAAGGGTGCTCCCCCTGTATTTATTAAAGAAGATGGTAGCCGCAAGCGTGTACAGTTTGATAAAAGAGGTAGAGGTACTCTTAGAGATATTGATACTAAAACAGGATCACGCGGTGTCTCTACTTCATTTCGAGATGTAGATCTAGAAAACACAACACTTGATCCTGCGATGCGGGGTGGTAAAGGGTTCGCTTCTGTTCAAAATATAGGACCTGTCCATCATGCTGCGGCAGCCCGCGTTGTCGGTAAAATGCATCGTCAGTTTGAGCTTAATCAAAATCCTAATTGGAAGCCATCTGACGGTCCTACAGCAGAAGGTAAGACATTTCTTAGAAACATTCAAAATAGAACAGGTATAGGTGCTACAGGAAATAATCCTGTTAACCTTAGACCTTATCCTGCTGATAACCCGTCTAAACCTACTGTATCTAATGTTCATGATGAAGCTCATCGCATGGGCAGACGCTTGAATATTGATCCACAAACTGTTGACTTTAAAGGTTACTCAAACGATGACCTGTTTAAATACGCTAAAAATACGTTAGCACCTAGTATCAAAGAAATTGATGACACTTTAGGTTACGTTAGTCCTGTTAAATCAGTTGGTCAAGCTGGTGCTATTGCTAGAGGTAAACAACCTACAGTTCCTGGTGTAGAGTTTAAGAACTCACCATTTACAGC